TGGAACAAGGTCAAAAAAACAATTCTCTTCCATGCTGACCTTTGCCAACACAAAAGAGCGATAAAATGCCTTTAGTTTGTCCTCAACAGCAACCCAATCGTCGATTAGGTGAGCTGGACAAACGTCATTAAGGCTCCGATTTCCGCAGAGAAGATTAGCGTACTCAACATTGCTCTCTTCCAGATATTCAGCGTACTTCCATGTACGTTCCATCCCTTCCGGGAGGTTGTTGAAATGCAATTCTCCATTTTTATATACTCCTACACATTCGCCCTTATCGTCGAGCGTTTGAAAATACATTTATTCCCCGTGACTGTTAATTAGTATTGAACAAAGTTGGAATCTTGAACACTTCGTTGCACCCTTTCCTTTACTGAGGATTCGGTTGCATTTGGGTCTTGACTCATCTCTATTCTTGTTATATCATAAAAGAGTGAGCCTTCAAGGTGGGCCACATTGTCAAACTTACTAGCAATGTAACGCATTGCGGCGATGGTGTCAAATGAATTTATTAGGTCTGATGCATTTTTAATGATAACATTGACTGTAGCGTCATCATAGCCGAGTCCCGTTTCGGCGTTTCTGATTTTTACATACTTGTCAATCCAGTAGCTTGCCGGTTTAAGGCTTACTTCTTCAACCGATGTTTGTATTCTTTGAATGATCTTTGTTTTTTTACATTTTGAAAAAACTGAAATAGGAGATGACGGTGATGCTGTTGCGCTTGGAACCCTAATTTTAGTCACTGGGTTTTGTGATGCGACAAGGTTATAAGCGTCTACCATAAGATTTGCTATATCCTCTAAATCATCTATATGAGGTTGGTCAAACATTAGACCTATAATAGAAGTTGCTCCTATTAGAGTCTCTGGTATCGATATGAAGGGTTCGGCAAATCTAATAAGGTTTGGCGAATTTAAGTCCGCAACCAGTCTCCACGGTACATGCTTATCAATAACAAAACCATGATTATAGGCTAAGTTTTTAAGGTATTCAAAATTCTTATCTCTGTAAAACAACTCTATTTTTAAATCGTCATCTGAATAATCACCCTCGTATATTTCCAGCGCTAAGCCCGAAGACAATATTGTATTTCTTTTAGTTAGGATGTACATTGTTTCTGTTATTGGCTTAGCTATCGCAGTAAAATTAACAAAATCCATGTAGACCTCTACAAAAGATTCAAAATCAACAATATCATTCATACGACCTAAGCTTGTTATATAAAACATAAAATCATCGTTTTTTGTTTTTAAATAATTAATATATCTTTGCTTTGGGTCAATAAAGCCTTTCTTTATCTGCAACTCTCCCAAAGCCTCGGAATCAGAATCAATCTTGCCGAGCCTTAAATCTCTATCAAAGATGCCCTTCATTCCTTGAAAAGCTGAGATTACGAAGTTAAGGGCCGAGAAGTTGGGCGAACCTATCTGGCCTTCTTGGGCTGCAAGATAGTTGCTATTTACAAGAATTGGATTTCCTCTCGGGTCAACGCGCCCGACAAGAAGCTTTTCATTTTTTCTAAAATCTTTAATTTGCAAGGTCTCACTTTGTAAGTCTATTCCGTTAGCTAATTCAGCTAAAGCATAGCCATCAAAATAATTTCTTTCTATAAACATTTCGCGAGCTTGAAGACCATTTTTGCCCAAAAAATCACTCATCGCTAACAGCCCTCCCCAAAATTACGTTGCCCCGAAGCAACCCACCTAGCTTTTATAGAAGTATTGAAACCTTCTCTAGATATAGAGTGAGCAACTTCTGTAACAACGTGATAGCCACCCAAGCCCATAAGGTTTGCCCAAGACCTAGAAGTGCCATCGGTATTTCTATGCCATGTGTCGCCAGCCCCAAGAGCACTGGTGTTTATATAAACATATTGACCCGGTTTAAATATGTTGTTCCCTACTAATTCTACATTGGCATCGTAAACGTTTGCCAATTGATTATATAAAAAGTTGCCCTCTGCTGCATATCTCATTTCTGGCAAGTATTCAATGTCTGACTTACTAAAGGATATCTTTTTAACCATCCCATGAGCGTTGCCAAAATGCAAATGTACAATACCCTTTAACCTATCGTTCTCCTCGCAGCCCTTCAAAGTATCTAGGTCTGTTACTTCCGATGAGATAGTCATGTATTGGTATAAAGCGGGTATCTCATCAGAATCCATATCTCGCTTAAAAACCTCTTCCGGCTCGCCAGTGGTGCTATCTCTTAGTTTTAAAGTTTCGTATCCTGAACCTGTGTCTGTATACAAATCATCGCTTATAACATTTGGAGAGACATAGTGCTGTACTTTCGGCCTAAAACCCGTATCAAATAAGCCAGCGAAACATCTTGAAGATAACGGGTCCATAACTAATTGTGAAAGTACATCCTCCACAAAACTATAAAAAGAGTAATCAGTTTTTTCGGATGCCAACACCGTGTTCGCAAAAAAAGCAGAATATGCATCAACAGAAATAGGGACGTGTGCAAGATTGACTTTCTCATCTAAGTCTAAATTGCCCAATATAACTCTAAATTTATCAAACTCAGCTCTAACCTGCTTCTCGGGGTCAGTGTTAATCGCTACATTCCGAATCAAACTCTCGCGTTCGCCGAGGCCAACTGCGGCTTTTAAGTTAGCGTAGGCGGCGCGGAACCAGCCGACATCTTCAATGCCGCCTGTAACTGTGTTTTCGCCTGTAATGTTATCCAAGACCACTCCCAACAAGTCGCCCAAAAAGAAAAAATTCACTGTTCTTTTTTGTAGCCTATTCAATTTCATATATCTATTGTCAACAGCTTCAATTTGCTCATCAAGACCTTCTTGGTCTGTCGCTGCGTCTGCAACTGTTCGGCTTATAGCTGCTGAGTTTGAAGACTGTATCTTGCTAAATTCGGTGAGAGACATGGGAGCAGGCAGGCCGACGCCTCTCGATAATTTTGATTTATACAACTTAAATATTTCAAAATCAGCATCCGGAATCGTGTACTGATATATCAATCCTTTTTTCAATAGGGATGCAAGAATAAACGCATTAATAATTTGTTTATACTGAAAAGATAAGTCTGCAATGGCCGCTTCTGCTTTTTCTACCCTTTCTTCATATCCATTGGGTTTTGTTTTATTTAATTCCTTGATTAGTGATTCTGCTGCGGCAACATCTTTTATATCTGACTCTCCTTCGATAGCCAAAGGAATAGATTTTTGTAGCACACCACCATACGGCAAAAGAACGTTCATTTTTCTAGTTTTCATGATAGTTTCTAGACGCCCTCTAAAGTTTACAGTTATATCTATTGAACCGTCATCAGCAACATCAAACGAATGGTCGGTGAGAACTAAATAAAGTATGTCTTTTTGATTCGCAACTGAATCCTTGACGCCTTGCCTCATCTTTTCTGTGCTGGTGCCACCAATTGGCGCGTATCCAACATCGATTCTTACTTCAAAGCATTCAGGCGCATAATCGTCTTCACACCTAGGCTGTACAAGGAGGTCTATGTATTTGTATTTGGCTCTGCCTATATCTGCCCCGGGGGTTCCATCGGACTTAATTGTTAGCATCGGACCTTCGCGGTCGGCGACAAAAGTTGTTAAGTTTTGAGCGTGAAGCTTTAGAGTAGCGTTTATGTCCCTAGTGGCCGTGAACGGGTCAGACCCAAGAAAAGTCCAATCAAAAGATTTAACTCCTACTTCAGCACCTCGCGAAAACACAGGCGAGGATTCTCCATTAGGACGAGTTAGTTGCAGTTGTCTCGCGATTCCATCAAGAGTGGTGTGATTAGAGAACTCCATTTCTACCAATCTCTGCGTAGTGGACACCACAGCAGACTCTTGTGTTAAATTAGCTTCGTTAATAATTTTAAATATTCTTAGAGTTGGGTTTAGTTGAGCATACTCATGTGACTGTATATTGATAAAATCTTTTGTGCCTTTCCGGTAATTTAACAAACCTGTTAAAGCAATGCCCTCAACACTTTTATCCACCAAAGACATTCTTTTTTTGTCACTGCTAGGCTGTAGATTGTTGGAAAAAAACCCGGGTCGTTCTCCAATCCCACCTGCTCCCGGACCCTGTTGACTGTACAACTGTTCGGCATATTTGGCTAGTGGAACAGTATTATAAAGCAACCAGCATTGCACAGCGTCTCGAATTTCAATGGCACTCTCTATTCCTTGGCCACCTTGGGCGCCGCCGCCGATTGCGGCGGCTCGGGCGGCGGCATCTGCGTCTTTTGTCCTCTTCGCAGCTTCAATTGCCAAATCAGTTTTAGCTTTAACATTTTCGCTCGCATTCTTAAAAGCAGCCGGTGCTTCTTGTTCTAGTCTAGCAAGTTCATCGCCCGCCTCAGCTATTCTTTCATCAATTGTTTGTTTTAATATTTTCTCGTCTTCAGTGGGATTGGGCAACTTTCCCAATTCGTCACTAGTGCTTTTAAGTGCATCAATATTGGCCACCACCCGCCCAGCGGGTGTTTGTTTCTCTTCTTCGGTTAAGACACTTGTTCCTAAAGTTGCTCTTATTTCCGGAGAGCCTGACTCCTTGTTAACTGTCTCTATGAAAGCTTCTACCAGTTCGACATCTGCTTGTAACTTTTCTTCCAAGCTTGCAAATTCTGCTAACTCAGCCGCCTCTTTTTGCTTTTTTTGTGCCTGCTCTGTGCGCGCCTGAATCTCAATATCCGTTCTTGCCATCTTACACCGACCCCATTCCTAGAAATGTCAACAACTTACTGACTGGCCTTGGAATGTAAATAACATCACCCGGTTTTAGGGTTGCTTCGGTTGGCTTTCCGTTAAACCACCCTATGGTCCACCAAAGCTTTGGGTCTCCATAGAACTTACTAGCCAAAGTATAATAGTGGTCGCCTGCTTTCCAAACATACCTTTCTCTGGCGAATCTAGAAGCCACTTTTACGGTGATAGGCGGCAAACGAGGTGGTCTATACTGAGTTATTTTAGTTAAACCTCTGCTTTCAAAGAACTCTTCGTAGAATTCCTGTTCATTTACAAATATGCTTTCTGAACCGTGTCTTGGCATTGGTTATTCCTTTACTTATTAAAGTCCCGTGGAGTCTCCAGACCCAACCGGCCCCCCGGGGAGAGCTGCTTCTTGATTAGTTATATCTTGAATATCAGTGGCTGCTTCCTCGGGATTCGCATATACAGGGTCGCCCTCCTCTCCAAACGTTATGGGAGCGTTTCCAAAGAAATACCCACCCAAAAACCTCATGTCTGAATCCTTGTATAGAGCCTTATCGGGGTCGCTAATTTGAGTTGTCTGTGAAGTAAACCCAACAGGCTGATTATGTAAAACAGTTAAATCAAACTTAAAAGAATAGCTTGTAAAAAGAAGCGTGTCTGCGGTCTGTGTCTCTACTTGCTCAATGGTTTCACCTGACACCTTGGAACCAAAACGTATGTATGGTGAGTCTTCAGGGGTGAAGCCGGTTTTAGGTGTAAAGCCGTATCCAGATAAGGCACATATTAAGCCTGCGTTATCACCGCTTCTTATTAAGTTTCCTAACCTAACAACCACAATGGGTGGGCGTTGGATTGTTAGGGCATTTTCACCACGCTCGTATACTGGGTATTGCATTTTTTGTAAAAGAGAAGCGTACTTGTGGGCGATGGTTCGCTCGGGTTCGCTTTCTGGCTGCAACTCTAAAGCAACAGAAATTTTTCTTGTCGACCCTTGGTAGTTCATTATTGGGTCCATACGACCAAATGTAGATACGGAGTTGTATGAAGTATCAATTGTGTCTTGAAACTCCGTAAGATAGTATTTATCAAACATTACACTTAAGCCTGTTGCTACATGTCTGATTGTTAATGGTACTGATGATTTTGCCATTTATTACCCCTTTGCACCCACCAACCCTTGTTCAATCATACCAATGATTGAGTTATACATAGTGCTTTGGTTGCCCTTGTTATATCTAGATACCTCAACAGAATTTACAACGGTTGCAAACTCACTTCCGTCAATGCTTAGGTTAATATTAATTACTGGGGGAGGTCCGCCGGCGCCGCCAGCAGCGGCGGGAGCAGCGGCAGGAGCATCCGGACCGGCAGCGGCTGCAACGGCTGTAGCGGCTAAGCCAACAGGCGACATGGCCACTGCCGCTAGCGGACCCATGGCAGCCGTGAATGCAATAGCTTTTACGGTGCTAAGCTCATTAATTGACTGTACAATTTCTGCGATTGCAATTGCAGTGGCGGTCATACTATCGCCCAAGCCAGTAGTTAGTGTTGAGATTGAATTTACTAGCATTGCTATTGAGGCAATAGTTGCGCCTATTCCCAGCCCTATTCCAAGAACAGCAGCACCAAGGGCCAGCATAATAGGAATGGCAGCGGAACCAGCAGCAGCTAAGCCGCCTAGGCCAGCGGCAGCGGGGGCAGCGGAGGCGGCGGCGGCTGATTGCGCTGTGGCTAACCCTGTCATTGCCGCGGCAGACCCTGTTGCGCCGGCAATATTAGCTACTAGGGCAGTTCCCTGCTTATCAAGCCAAAAACCAAGAGCGATAACAAGCCCAGTAAGAAAGGCTATAACTTTAGCAACGGTTTGCAGTTTCTCTGGTAGCATGCCAAGTAATGGCAAGAATAATATTAGGCCGCCAAATAAAAGGTTTTTTGATAGCGCTAGTGTGAAGCCATTAGTGGCTAATGTCGCAAATGCAGTTGCTGCGGCGTAGCCACCTAAACCCATAACTACAAAATCAAGATTTTCAGTGATTGGAGACAACAGCTGCAAGAAATCTTTAAACATTGATATGGCTGGGCCGAGGCTTATCAACAAACCTTGGGCTATCTGAGTTAATTCTTCCATGACGGTGTTAAACTGAGCAGTTTGTTTTGCTAGGTCTGCCAACTCTTTTGCTGTCTTTGGTGGCGGCCCAACATTAAATTCTCCACGCATTAATAGCGCCAACTGTTGCTCGTTGAGGCCCATGGAGCTAGCGATTGCTTTTCTCTGGTAGAAATCCATAGTGTCGAAAGACAAGCCAGCCTTATCAACAGCATTCTTTAATAGTTCCATTCTCTTAGCAGGGTTGGTTTCGTTAACCATCTCTAGCGTATTAAGGAACGGCCCACCCAGCATAGCGTTTAACTTACCAACAGCTTGTGCTGCTGTATCAAACTTATTAAACTGTTCTGTTATATTCACCAACTCATCAATCGCTAAACCAGTTGCCTTAGCTTGCATCTCAAGCTGTTTGAATGCATCAACTCCCTCTGAACCTAACGCGGCGATTTGTGGGCCGAACTTCTGAAAGTCTTGGGATATTTTGTCGGCAGATACGCCTAAGTCTTGAGCGAACGTAAACAATTCTCTTTGTAGTCTTGTCGCTTCTGTAGTGGTCATTCCTAGGGCTCTAGTGGCAAACTCTAAGTTTTTAGCTGTGTTGTCCGCGTTAACACCCAACTCATTTAGAACAGCGGTTGTCTTAGCTAATTCTTCTTGTTGGGCGCCGGACATTTCTGTGAAATCAGACACATTTAAAAACAAAGTTTGAACTGATTGGCCTGCCTCTGCTGCGGAAACACCTGTTGTGAACAACGAGCGTTCTAAGTTTTGGATTGTAGCATCAAATTCATTTGTTGCGCTAGTAGTGCGCCTAAAATTAACAATCGCTGAATCTGCTGCGACCGCTAATTGGAGGGTATTTGAGAATGCGGCTCCGAGGAGTTGAGCCGGGTTGACTGTAGACAATTTTTCCATGGCCCCAGACAGAGCGGCCATGGGATTCATTAAGGTTTCCCCTAATAAAGCTGATTCTTTGGTTATTCCTGTAGTGATTTTAAGAAGATTGCCGGCTGAATCCGCACTGGCTTGCCTAATTCCAAGAGCGGTCCGGGCTGTTGCAAGTTCACTCTCGGCGAGGTCGGCTTCTGCAATCTTGCCTTCTTCTCTTAGTTTGGCTATTCTTTCTTCTTCTATCTGAAGGTCAAGTAATTCTTTTTGATACTTGAGACGTAGCTCATCTATGCCTATTAAAGAGTCTCCATAACCCTTGAGCCTTTCTACTAGCTCCTCTTGAGCTACGAGCTTGTCTCTTTGTTCCTCAAGCCTGTCGACACGAGTTTGTGTAATAGAGACTAATTGCTTTTCTAAAGCAACAAGCTCAGCCATCCTAGATGTTTCTTCTCTAGATAGGTCGCCACCAGCATCTTTTATCTGATTATATTTTTCAACGAGTTCATTTAGCTCTCTTTGTTGGTCTGGAGTTAAAGCCATGGTTTAGTCCCTACTTGAACGGCCATCTAATGCCGGTTTGTCTCTCAAACGACTTGATTGAATTAGTTAGCTTTGCTCTATTTTTATAAGTTGCCGGGTGGTCAAGGCCGTATCTTTTTGCGGCTTCAATGTATGATTTCTCGCTGCCCAAAGTTTTGGCAAATGAGCGAACATCGTTTTCGCTCCCAGTAAATGCAATAGGAAGAGTCGTCCCTCCGAACATAGCTTTAAGAACCAACTCTATAACACCACCAAAACTTTCCAAGAAACCTTCTTGCAAATTGTTTTTCTTTAAATCTGTAAAGTCTATTTTTAAGGTTGTTAATTTACTTTCAGATACCGCCCTTCTTCTTTTAGGTGGAGAGCCCACATAACGCAGGCCGCCAACAAATCTAGCGCCTCCGGGGGGCTCATCTTGGGATTGTGGAATGTCGTTGGGCTCTGTGTCGGGGTCGGCCTCGGGCTCTTCGGGCTCTTCGGCCTCGGGCTCTGGTTCTCTTAATTCAAAATCTTCAAGTCTATACGTCGGTAAAAAACCTAACTTTTTGCCGACATACACTATCTTCTTAAAACGATACTCAGCTTCTTCTTCATCACCGCCGGCCTCTAGATATTTTTTCATCTCAAGGGGTGATTCGCTGTGGCCAGATAAGACCTGATAAAAAGAGCTTCTTTTGTAATTTTCTTTTATAATAAATTTAGTCGCTTTTATGCCCTGTGACCTACTAGCCTTGTTATTTTCGTAGTCTTGTCTGGCTTTGACAAAAACTTTTAGGATAAAAAGAAGAGCGTTTTGGGACAAGTCTAAGTCTTCGCCGTCTGACCTTAATTCATCCTCAATTTTTCTGATATTCGGATCCTTCTTTACCCTAAAAGATTCAACGCCGGCGCTAAAGGTAGGGGCCTCCTGCACCACGTTTTCTATCATTAAAGAGTTATTTAAAATTAAGTCTATTTCTTCGTTGAGACTGTCCATCCGTAGAGTTCTCCCTGTATATAAATAGTTTCATAAAGCAAAAAGACCGGAAGACACTAACGCCTTCCGGACTTTGATTTGTTTTGAGCTTCTTCGATTTGTTCTTGTTCTTTTTTAACTTGGTCGACAAGTCGCTGGAGGAACCATCTGCGAATTGTAATCGGGAGGTTATAAGCCTCCATGAATGACCAATTACCGTGATATTTTAGGAGGAAAAACTCTTCATATACCCCGGCAATGTAATCATTGCTTAGACCAAAAAAAGTCCACCGTTAAGGGGATATCTACCTCCTTCTCGAAACCACACGCTTGGCAAGCAAAGTGCTGCGTCATGTCTAGTCCGGGCGTGACCTTAAGGAAGGCACCACGCAGATATCGAGAATCATAGGCCGGCAAGTTATCGACTACCTTGTGAATAATTTCTAGTTCATCAACTCCATTCACAGAAACAATAACCTTTTTAAGTTGGTCTGTCAAGTTAGTTTCAATACGGTTCTTGTACTTCTTATTAGCCTGCATCTTGGCTGCAAGCTCATTCTCGTCCTTGCTGGTTAGCAATCGAACTTCTACCTCAAAGTTAGTTCTGGGAAGCTTAACAATAAACGTACCATGCTCTGTGGCAACAATATCATAACCTTCGTGGTCGTCACCAAAGTATTGGTCTACTCCCGCTAAGTCAAACGTATTCTCAGATACTGTAGCGCAATTGGGGCATGTTACCTTTGTAGTGTAGTCAGGCCCAAAGCCGTTAATTCTGGATGCCACAAGGATAGCGTTCTTGTCTCCTGATAGTAGAGAACCGACGTTGATTCTTTGATTAAGAATAACATTCTGCAAGAATCTATCAATCGCAACACCCTTCTTTAGTAGGGTAGGGGATGTAAGAATATCTTCATCCCTAGCTGTCATATACTTAATCTCGATTGTTTCTTGATTATGTAGTGGATGGTTTGGTGAATAAAACCTGCCCTTTGAAGGAAGGTCCACCAACTCTGTTGGGGTTGCGAAGTCCAAGGAAGGCTTCGCCTCATCGGCAACGGCAGGTGCTGGGTCTGCACCGGCTGAAAACCGCTTATTATTGTCTCTCATTATTACCTCTCTAGTTATTCGGAATCGTCAGCAACACCAAGTTGCTTCGTGTATGTTTCAAAGCTATTGCCATATAGCGCTTTCTGGCCTGCGGTTAAAGAGTTCCATTCAAGCAGAAGATTCTCCAAAGTCGTCGGCGGTGTCACCAAAGTCTGACCAACATCCTTAAAATAAGGATATGCCTTTTCGTTTCCTTGTTCTGGGAACTCACATGTGAATGTTTGATATCCCCATGTAACCGTTATCTCGACCAGACCATCACTGGAGTAGTCTAGTTTTCCAAAGTCGACTTCGGCAGGGTATGCATTGATTAGGGTCCATGATTCTATTACTCTGCCGGATGATTCTAGCTGGTCTATCTCCACTCTTGGAAAGCCATTAAAGGCGCCTCCTATCCGGCTTCTGGTGGCGTCCGCAAACCCATTCGTTCCGATATAAGACTTGCTCGGGCCACCAAACTTAAAGGTTTCTTCATAAGCTTGTTGCTCCTGAAACCCTCCTCTTCTTAAATATCTTACCAATTTTCTTGTTGTGTTAGGATAAACAGGGTCTATCAATGTCATTGTAACTGGTTTTAGGTTTGGTGTCAAGGAATTTACAATAGGATTTGCTTTAGCCAATTGATTATAGTATTTGTCTTTGTTCAAATCGACAACTGAATATCCGGGCTTATCAATGGATTTCGCCCACCAGACATTACCAAACGAAGCATCTGTTTGGTCGGCAAATCCAGCAGTGCCGGGTTCTGGCCTTGCGTCTTCAAGGCCCAGCCCCGGAACACGAACTAAAAAGCGGAACTGTGCTTTAGGGTCGTAGAAGTTGGTTTGACTAGTCCAGAAATGATGTTTTCCCGGATTTGGCCCGTCAGGCTCAGCCATCCTGCTTCACCTTAAACGCCGGTAGGGGAGCCCGGACCCTTAAAGAACGGTGCAGATTCTCCGGCTGTTCCTATGACACCACCACTATCAGCAATCTCAAGAGTGGCCCAATCATAGCGGAACTTAATTGTACATTCAACTAAGTCGTCGCTAGAGTAGTCTAGGTCGCCCCACGTTAGTTCCTTAACGAAAGCATTGTTAAGAGTCCACTGCTCAATAATGTTGCCCTCTTCATCAATCTGCTCGATAAGAATCTTGTTTAAAAGCACAGTGCTTGAAGCCTTAGACATGGTTCTTAGCTCATTGGGGTCAGCTGGGATTGTATACCCGGCAGCCTGTACAAGCGCTGCCATGTTTCCGGACAGGCCGGGCTCAATAGGGTCAACCAATGTAACCGAAACTTCGTTCCACTCGGCTCTACCGGGCCAGTAATAAGTGTGGTTTAGGTAGGAGTGTGAGGCCTCACCAAAACTAACAGTAGGTTTGTTAGCTGTCTTAGCATACCAAAGGTAGTTAGGATCAATTCCCGGGATTAAGACCCGGAAGCGAAAACCTCTTTTCGGGTCTTTAGTCGGTGCGTTTGTCCAAAAGTTGCTTGCCATGTTATAGTATCTCCCTATCTATTTTTAAATAGTATCGAATCAAGTTTTAGTCCTCGAAAGAAGCCCCTGACCGTGTAATGATAAAGTCAATGGCAATGAACTCAATGGCTCTAGCAGGCTTGATAAACACCTTCGCGTAGAGGATGTTACGGTCAACTAGGTCCGGAGTTGTAGTTGTTTCGTCAAGAACAACCTTGAAGTCTGTGAGTCCGAAACGAACCTGAACATCACCGAGGAAACGATCTGCTCTGGACTTGAAGTTGTTCCAAGTAGCCTGAACGTTAGGCTGGAATAGTGTCGTGCTGGCGATTCTTGAAATGCCTCGCTTGAGGAAGATAAGAAGGCGACGAACGTTAATACGGTCTAGCGCCGAAGGTGTAGCCTGAAGCGTCTTCTGGCCGAAGACTACAATACCCTCTGCGGGGAAAGAAGCAATCGGGTTGATGTTAACTTCGTAAAGGTCATCGCGGTTACGAGACGTTAGCTTGGTCTCTACGCCCGTTACAGTGAGTCCGCCGGCCCCAAGGGATAGGCCGCCTCTACGGAAGCCAGCAGGGGCAAACCAGACATCAGCAGCACGCTCTGTGTTAGCTAGAACGCCTAGAGCAACAACAGACGGAGGCATCGTGACAATCGTACCAGTCTGGTCATCTCTAACCTTAACGAACGGGTAGTAAGCCGCACCGTATGAAGAGTTAAAGTTTCTCTGTTTCATGTTGGACAACACGTTAGCGACGTTACCTTTGCGTTCTTCAGCGGTAGAGTTATTCTCAGCCCTAGGCACGAATCCGCCTTCAACATCGATAACTGCTAGAGCATCTGCACGGGACTCACAAGTATCAACGAGGAACTTAGTAAGCTCTGGGTTTGTTAGGCCCGGGACAGAGGCAAGATTCATTTCAATAACTTCTGGGTCTGCGATAGTCCTGATTGCGCGGCGAAGTGTGTAGTATGCATATGAATTTTGCTCGGTCTTGCCAGAAAGCAGGGTGTTGCGGAATGGGTCGCGCTCCTTGATATTAAGTCCGTTATACCCGCCGAATAGCGGAGAGGTAAAGCGGTTGATCTTGGCGTCAAGGATATTTTCATAATTAGCGGCGCCGCCCACTGAACTCGTTGCCGTGAACGATGTTCCATTCGCATGCGACCCACTGATGTAGGCAGCGTCAGTAATATTGAGTGTTGGACTGGTTGCCGAGTAGGCAGAGCCTGTTGTAACAAACACCTCGTCAAGCGTAAACTTGAACTGCGGCACAAGATTAGAGGGATAACCGCCTTCGCCGAAGGCATCAACCCATGCGTCGTCAGCGATTGTATCCATGCCAAACGGCCTTAAGTAATCGCTGTAGCCTGCATCAAATACGGTGCTTGTACGCGTCTTGGTAGTCTGAAGGCCAAAGTAAGCACTCTTGATTGGTGATGCACCATCAGCGTCGTTAGAGCAACTTAGACGAGTGTTAACCGCCGGGTACGCAATAGACGCGGTGCCATATTGGGCATTTGCGTCCGTTACCTCACCAACCCACAATCTAGTTGAGTCTGCTGCACTGAACGCTATGGCGTTGGCGCCGTAAGCATAAGAAGAGGCTAGTGGGGCATTGTTAACAAGTGCTGCCGGGTCATCGGTGGTGTCGTTGGCGCCGGTGAAATATGTCCAACTAGCGTATCTTGGCGGGCCGAAGACACCAAATGGTAGAATCTTTTCATTAACATTGTTGTTAGCAACTTGCTCTGCCAAAACAATTCTAACATACTCTGAGCGGTTGGGGTAATCGCCCTGCTCTTCATATCTGTCTTCCTCTTCGTTGTAAGAGAACTTAACATCACCTACTTTTCTGGCAACATAATTAGAACTCTTAGGGTCTAAGTTACAGTTTGAGAACCGCTCAAGGATTACGGGCTCTAGATCTGTGTCGTCAGCTTTGCGGATTTCAATATCAAATGAGCCGTATTTAACATTTTCATTACTCGGAGCTTTAATGTTGTTAATAGAAATCTTAATGTTTTCTTGTAGCCAAGAGCCGTAGCCATTAATTCCAACAAACTTAAAGAGTTTTTGCTGACCTTCGTGGGTGTAGGAAGCTGTATCGGCATTTAGGCTCTGCGCAAAGAACCAACCAGAATGTGCATCGCGGTACGCATAGCGCTTTTCAGCAGGAGTGTTAACGCCAGCGGCGCCGTTCGCGACTGCTAGGATAGCCCCAAACTGTGTTTGGCCGGTGAGGCCAAGTCTTTGGACCTGACCTTCAAAAGTTTCGCCGAGCCAGTAAGTCTTAGCTGTTGTAGTGTTAATTTCAGCGTTGGTAGCCGTTGGGTCTGTATTGAAAACATTTCGAATAAAGTTGCGACTTCCTTCAGTTAGGTTAAAAGTTATGTCCTCTAGCTTGCCAGCTCCAGTAGTCGGGTCGCCAGAAGTGTTATAAATCTGTACTTTAAACTCTCCATTTGTAGCCTCAATAACAGCTCCTGCGGCGCCGGTGGTAGCAGCAGTAGCACCAGTGGAGGCAAGGTTACCGGAAAGAATGACGGCGCCTTCATTTAGATACCAAACAGCAGCAAGAGTTCCTTCGTTTGTGGCGTCTCTTGTCGTACCAGAAGCGAATA